GGCAGAAACGGTTTCCACTGGTGGTCTGGCCCGGCTTCGTCGGAAAAGTTCACGAGAATCACCGACGCCCCCCCGCTTCTCCTCGACATCCCCGGATATTCTGACCCCAAGTTGACCAATGCTTTCAACTCCTTCTGTACCGACCCCGCATAGCGCCAAAGATTCCAGCAACTCCCATGGATGGCCCAACGCGCAGTTGTCGGACAGAAAGACTAGCGAGCAAAGTTCTTCGAAGGCGACGTTCCCTCCTCCGTGTCTCTCCGTGATACCTTCGCAACTCTTGCTGACTTCCTCTCCACGATCGCTGCGGCCGGCTTCTCTCAAGTTTCCGAGCCCTCTACGTACTCCCAGAAACTCCCCTCTCTCACAGGCGGGCTTATCTACCAGTATGGTGACTTTGTGATCCGTTCCATGCCCGACGGTGCGTGCTCCTTCTATCCCTACCTGATGAACATCATTGACCACCTCGCTTACGACCAGCAGCACCAACAAGCTGAAGCAATGGATGTCTGTGACAGTTCCGACGTTTCGATGGATAGTGCTCACTGTGCCATCGATGAGAGCATGGAAAGTGTCGGAGACCTTGGATACCAGAACTACGGCGACCTTCGTGACTTCATCAAGACCCTAGTAACGACAGGCATCAATGGCCAGTTCGGTACCAACTACCACCAGACCCAATTCCTTGCCGACCGCATGGGATTTGCCTTTACTACCCCTGAGCTTTTCTACGCAGAACTTGCTGACGTCCCCTCGCATGACCTCACCTCATCGAAGACTTCCCAGCGAGTATACAGACCTACCCTCCTTTCGGTCAGAATCGGCTCTTCGAACCATCTACTTCTCGCTTACGACAAGCGTGCCCGGAAAACATCTCTCGCTCTTCGCGACCTTGAAACAGCTTTCCTCGACGCCCTCGACTACGACATCAATGCCCCCTTCGCTTTCGCGCCCATCATTTCGAAGAAAAAGAAATCCCGTGCTTAAATGAAGAAGGACAAGAAGACTCCGCTCCTCGCAGATTTGCCAGCCGCCTGCGGTGACACTGATTAGGCAACCCTTGAATCACTACATCTCATGATTCTAGGTACCCAGCCCAAGCGCGTCACCAACTGCTGCCAGCAACACGCTTTCTTCCACACCGTACTGTTCAAGTCCTCTTACCCAGAGATATACTCCAAGGTTGAACTCCCGACGCCCTTCACTGTCTCCTCGAAGTACGTGTATGATGATCATAAGGGAACCACAGACTACAGGCATTCATTCGATCTATCCTACGACGCCCCCACGGATGATGAAACACCATATCTGTTCCAGGTTCTTTTCGATTTCATGTTGAGCTGTTACTAGATGATCGCCGCATTCGACCAAGCTGTATCTAGCTATCCCTGCGGCCGTGTCGTTTACATCCTGCTCTTCTCTCTCGTTATGTATCTCTGTCAGGTCGCCGATCACCTCCGTCGCCCATTCCAGCATTTTGTCTCCTCCCGTCCCACCAATGCGGTTCTAGGAACACAGCAAGCAGCACATCTTGCACAGCAGCCTGCCACAGTCCCGCCCCTC